ATAAATGGACAGCGATTTTACATCCCCATGCTGGACAAGTTCCTTGGCTACCTGCGCCCGTTCAGTCTCATTGAACTTGCAATATGCATAAACGCCCTCATCACGATTCTCTAAAAGAGCATGTCCGAGGACGTTTTCAGGCGCATCGTGCTGATGATGCCAGACAAGGGGAACCGTCTGACCATCGTTGTCTTTAAATGCGTTGTGACGGATCGTTCGGCCGTCGCTGCATTTAAGATCGTTCTTTGTGGCCCAGCCACTAAAGTCAAACTTCGGTTCCATTTTGAACTTTCTCCTTATGTGATTTCCGAAATCGGAACAGCCCCGACGCTTTGGGGATCGCCGATCTCTTCTGCCTCACCGGTCGTCGGGGGTGCTGGCGCATCCGGACTCTGGTTAAGGTTTTTGTTTCGCAGCTCATCCGCTCTTGGATCCTCCACCGGTTTGAATCCGATGATCCCGCGGATCTCATTCGAACTGAGGATCTCGTTTCTGGTAAATTTATCCGCAATGTCGGCAATGCTGCTAACCGGCACCAGCTTGAACGGATCCTTGAAGAACATGATGGTCTGCTTCTTAGATCTGGCCGTTTTTGTCAGGAATTTCCGTTTCATTTCATCGACCAACGCGGAGGCGATCGGCTCAACTGTTCTGTTGTTGTAATTCAGCATCGTCTTTTCGTCCGCCGTGCCGTTGAAGACTTCCTCGGTGATTCCTAACTGGCTGTATAACAGTTTCGTCAGATACTCGATCTGATTCATCAGATTGTTTTCCACAGATCGGTTTAGCTGCGTGATATGCTCTGTGCCATCGGTGTAGGCGATTCCGTATTTGGTTCCGGACAGCTGCATCTCTATATCCTTCCGGCGCTGTTCTGCCTGCTGGCGTCGAGCCTCGGATTTGATGACATACGGCAGCTGGATGATCAGATCCAGTTTTCCGCTACTGCTCTGCTCATCGATAGCGTCGAGTAAATTGAGCTTGTGAATGAGCCGCTTCAGCGTGGAGTTCGGCTCATTCATGACCGCAAACAGGGGGTTTTCAATGATAGAGACCATAGACTTCGGAAGTATGATCTCTTCTTTTCTCCCAGTCCGGTCATTGTATACAGAGACCTTTACATGCTCCGGATACCAGGTCACGACCTTCCCTGTTCGCAAAGTTCGGATATCGTACGAGTTCGAGACCTTCGGATTGATGGTCGTGTCTACGGGAATAATAGCTACAACGCCTTCGTTTAGCATGGACATCACCGCATCCTGGATGAATGCCCGGCCAGTTTGGTCGATATTAGCCTCGGTAGACAATGCATAGTTCAGCCCGGAATCAATGGTCTCCAAATATCGTCCGTTGTTGTCGATCCGGACGTGCTGAAAGGCCATAGATGCCACATCTATGGCGATTCGATTCTCGATAGAAGAAACAATCGACCGTTCCGTCCCCATGGTAAAGCGAGGGCGATCCGGCCGATAATAGCTGCTGTATCCGTAGTTTTCGTGGAACGTGGGGTCTCGATTGTTGGTAAAGGCATTCCACGCATGCCTTAATCGATCGGTAAACGTTGGCATTGAACGCCTCCTAAACATAAAAAGACCGCTCGACTCTAAAGAGATAAACGGTAAGGTTTTTAGGCTGATTTATCAGCGTTTATCAAGCAAATAATTGTGCCATCGGCCATTCTGGAAATAATCAGCATACTCGGCGTCGTCGAAATAAGAATCAACAAAACGTTTCATTTCCTTTAAATCCTGCTTATCGAGCTCGAAAATCGCTTTCTTTTCATATTTCTCAATAATCCGAATGGCTGCTTCTCTCTGATTCTCGCTGGCAAGCGCCCAGCGCTGATAATCCCTCTGCTTATCCACCGATTTGTATTTTGCTCCTTCGGCCCGATAACGCTGAACGTTTTCTTCCGCCATGTCTCGATGGGCTTTCGCTTTTTCAATAGTGGAGTCTTTTAGCTTTTGACGTTTTCGTCCAGCAGCGGTTAATGAGCCGTCTTTATTCTGATATCTCCGAACGCCCCACTTCATGCCAAGTACACCATAATGCTTTAATTCGGACGAACACGCAATACTTCCTACATAAAAGGCGGACATTATATCCCCTCCCCTCCTTTTTGATTATTCAAACGCCTCTTTGTTCAGCTTATACGCCACATAGGCGTCCATCATGGCGGACACATTGTCGATCTTTTGCTCCCGGCGCTTTTTCAGCAGCTTCCGGTTGCCGTTTGTATCCTCCAGCGTGATGCAGTTACCCATGGTAAAACACATCAGTTCCTGGTCAAAGATCAGCATTCTCTCCCCTGCCAGAATCTTTAATTCACCAAGGGGGACCGTCTCAGTCTTGGCGCCCTGGATGACTTTTTCGATGCCAAACGGTCCGTTCTCTGCCTGCCAGCGTTCAACGAACTCTTTGGCATTGTATGGATCAAACCCAAAGCATCGCACATCATAGCCGCTGTCAATAATGAATTGATCCAATTCATCGAAGACAGCCATCATGTCTAATACGGTTCCATCCAGGACCACCAGACTTCCCTCGTTGATAAACTCCTCATACTTCATTCGCATGGCCAGAGGAAGTTTATTTAATGTCAGAGAAGAAATATAGCTCCGGCATTTAACGCCGAAGCTTCCATCTCGTAATGGGAATAAAAAAGTAAATGCACAGAAGTCATCGCCTTGGGAAAGATCCGCACCCATCGCACAGGGCATTTGCCAGAAGTTCTTTTTTCGATGAGGAAGTGTCTCTTCATAGGTGAAGAAATAAGTGTAGCCTTCCATCGGAATGTTGAACCGTTTGGCTAAAATATCGTTTCTCGCAGCCGGAGCATTCTCCGCTCTTTCTACATCTCGCTGATATACATCATAAGTAACTGTCTTTCCGAGATTCGGATTTGCTTTGATCCAGGTGGATGGATCAGAAACCTCCTTAATATCATCAAGTTTGTAATACCAAATGGAAATATTATCAGCGCTGCCCTCATACTCACCTTTCAGGATCGACATGAGCTCCATCTTAATGGTGTCGCCGGCACCGTTTCGAACCGTGCCTTCTGAACTGGTTGCGATAATAAGATAATCATCCAGCTTGGAAGCGCCCTGCTCGATGGCGCCGATCACGTCTTCCCGAATATCTCCGGAAAGCCATTCGTCTACTGTGGCAATCTTACACCGAAGCCCTTGGAGCTTATCGATGCTCATCGGCCGAACTTCCAGAAGTGATCCGGTGAGGAAATTCTCGATCCCCTTTTTTGTAGAGGCCAGCTTCATCCGTTTAGCCTTAGACCCTGTCGTGTTCTGGAGTGAACCCTCGGTAAGAAACTTGAATAATGGCCCGCGGGATCGGGTGATGGCTGTCCGCAGCGGCGACATAACCTCGTCCGCCTGTCGCATCGTTGGGGCTGTTGTGATCTGATGCGTCGTAGATGTGTCAACATTCAAATAGTATCCTTGAATGCAGGCGTCGTACATTGATTTAGCAGCGCCACGAGGCAGGATAAGGTATTGCTTGTTGATCAGCCGCTTCTTGATCCTTTTTAGAACATACCGTCCGCCATGACCCTCCGGATTCGGCTCATATACACTCCGTTCTACAAAATAGTACCAGCCGAATACCTGTTCGCCCCAAAGTTTAAAGGTATCGAGAAGATTTAAGTCAGACCCATCCGTCAAAGTCAGTTCGGCTTCGCAGTATCGGACCCAGCCTTCAACGGCCTGATCATCATAGTAGTATCTCGGATCATAGATCAACTGATCGATCCGGTTCATCTCCAGAGCGATCTCTCGACATACTAAAATATCGCCCCGAAGCACGGCCTCTCGAAACTGGCCGTAATACTTAGGGACGGCCGTATTCGATAAAGCCATTTAAAAATATCTCCTTACTTCTTAGGCATACGAATAAATTGGGCAGCGTCCGGTCCGATCATCTGCTCGACAAGCTTTTTGGCTGCATAAATCCCAAGCCCAGTCGCAACGGCCCCAATCATTACATCGGAGGATTTATTGAGAATGTCAAAGACCGATTTCTTTCCTTCTCTTGCTTTCGGGGTTCTTGCAAGATCTTTCAATCTGCGTTCATTTGAAATTCGATTAATTCGATCTTGTAGTTCTTTATCGCTGAGCTGACTGCGATTCTTATATAGTTTCCGAGCATTAGTCGATTTAATAAGTTCGTCATGCGTTGGCTTCTTTCTACGCAGACTAAGCCGCCCAGTTCGATGCCCTAATTGCTCCGGCGTTCGCCGCACGCCCCATTTCATGCCTTTGATGCCGTAATGGCTGATATCGCCATCCGAATATGGCATGTTGGCGATGTAGTATGTCATGTGTGTTCACCTACTTGCTTATAGGATTTTGGTGTGGTATGCTTTTATTTGAGGTGAGAAGAATGCCCATAAAAGAATCGATCTTACATGCGGCAAAAACTGTAAAGGATAAAGCTTCAGCGGCAAAGGATACAGTTGTAGAGCTGGCGGACAGTGTCGATTTAGTCCCGGTTTTAGAAAAAGCCACAAAAATTCCTGGTGTTCGCGTAGATCGGGAAAAATTTCTGCGTAAAGAACTGAAAATCCGCTATCCGGAAGAAATAGTAAATGCCGCTGTGGATAAAAACCCTGCTTTTGCCGGTATCTCTCGTGAAGCCGTAGATGAGATAGCAAAAAAGGTCATACAGTACGAAACCAATAAAGTTTCCGCTGTTTCTACAGCCGCCGGAATGCCCGGCGGAATAGCCATGGCCGCAACTATCCCGGCAGATATAACTCAATATTTTGCATTCATTCTCCGGATCCTGCAGAAACTGGCATATCTCTATGGATTTGAGGAATTTGATCTAAAAGAAGATCAGATCGATGAAGATACGCTGAATCGATTATTAATCTTTTTAGGCGTCATGTTCGGATCGCAGGA